GACGACGCCCGACGCGATCATGAGTCTGTAATGGATACGTTGCGCGATTTGAAGAGCACTATCGATCGGATTGATAACAAACTGGACAGGAAGGCAGATAAATAATGAAGGCACGACAAAGACAGAAGCGCCGCGTGCGTCGCGTAGCAACAGTAACAGCCGCTGATTCGGCGGCGTTGAACAATATCTCGAAACGTTTGGATGCGTTGCAAATCCCTACCCCGGCGATTGACGGGCTGGCAGATATCTCTGCGCAACTGACACGGATTGAGCATCGCATGGACACTATCGAGTCCGCTGCCGTTCGGCGCGGTGCAATTGCCGGTGGTGTCGCGGGCGGTGTGGCTGGTGGCCTGATTACCACTGCCATTTTGCTGATCAAAGCACGGCTGGGTTTGTAATGGCGCACCCGCAGGAAATCCGCGACAAGCTGCGCCGGGCCTATATTTTCGGGCAGATGTCGCTTGAAATCGCTGCGGCGCAGTCGGGCGTCGCGTTCGGCACGGCGCGGCGCTGGAAAAAGGACGCTCAAGATGCGGGTGACGATTGGGACAAGTTGAGGGCGGCGCATGTGATGGCGGGCGGCGGTCTGGAAGATATCGGCCGCGCAGTGTTAACAGGGCTGGTAACGCAGTACCAGACCACGCTGGAAATGCTCAACGGTGCAGCAGATATCCCGCCGCAGGCCCGCGTCGAGCTGCTGGCGAGCCTCGCTGATGCGTTTAACAAAGCGACGTCTGCCAGTAAAAAAATTCTGCCGGAGACGAGTCAGCTTGCGGTCGCGCTGGATGTATTACAGCGGCTCAGTGCGTTTGTCGCTGAGTCACACCCGCAACATCTTGCGGCATTCGCTGAGATTCTGGAACCGTTTGGAAAAGAGATGGAGCGGCACTATGGCTAATAATTATGAGCCGGTGAAAGAGCGTAATGCATTGAGTCAGCGCGTTATTGCTGCGCTGCGCAACGAGTTCACCGAAGACGAGTTAAACCAATTGGGTTTCCCTGAAGCGATGTGGCTGGCAATGCAGGTGATATGCGGCCCCGGTGGGGCCGCTCAGGTTATTCGCTTGTCTCAGATTCATCAGTGACCTTGGAGGCCACAAGGTCGAAGGCCCAGTCATAAGACCGCTGAATACGCGCTCGTTCTTCTTTGGCTGCATCGTTATTGGTATTAACGGTGCGGCTCATGGGAATGACGTTTTTGGCTGACGTGAGCTCATGGAATGTGTGCATATAGATATCGGTCGCCATGCGTGCAATTTGTATCCGCTGGTCGATGGTGAGTTTTGTTTTAACAGACATTTAAGCCCCTTTTGGCATGGTAAAAATTCGCGTTTAAACCGTATCAGAGGGGGTTCCTTTTTTACAGGGGTTGAGTGTGACCAGGAAGACCACAACCAAAGACTTTCTGCTGGGCCTCGCCGAGCTTGCTGCCAGCCTGCGGCGCACGATTGAAGCCGAAAGCGTCGGTTTTGATCCGTCAGCGGAAGCGATAGCCGAGCGACGCGCCCGCGTTCTCGACCCCGTTGGCGGCTACGTCTATTTTGTTGAGCACTATTTCCCGCACTACGTTCGACATGCAGACAAGAGCGAACTGCATAAATATCTGTTCGCCCGCCTGCCGGAGATTGTCGCCAGCACAACCAGCGAGAATGACGCTATCGCTGCACCGCGTGGCGAAGCGAAATCAACGCTGGTCAGCCAGCTATTTAACATCTGGTGCATTGTCTGCGCGAGCAAGCACTACTTAGTGATCGTGATGGACTCGATTGACCAGGCGTATCCGATGCTGGAAGCGATCAAGGCAGAACTGGCCTACAACCCCCGGATTGCAATGGATTTCCCCGAGGTAGCGGGCGGTGGGCGCGTCTGGCAGGCCGGAACCATCGTGACGAAGAACGATATCAAGGTGCAGGTCGCGGGTAGCGGTAAAAAACTGCGTGGCCTGCGCCACGGCCCTTTCCGGCCCGATTTGGTGGTGCTGGATGATATCGAGAACGACGAACAGGTGCGCAGCCCGGAGCAACGCGACAAGCTCGACAACTGGCTTAAAAAGACCATCCTGCCCCTCGGTGGGGCGGGCGCGAAGTTCGATGTCATCTACATCGGCACCATCCTGCACTACGATTCCGTACTGTCACGGACGCTGAAAAATACACTGTGGAAGACGGCGCGATTCAAGGCGATCATCCAGTGGCCGGTCAATATGTCGTTGTGGGATGAATGGGAAGAAATCCTGCGCAATAACGACGACAAAGGGCAGTGGCTGGCTAACGCGTTCTATCAGCAGCATAAGGCTGAAATGGACGAAGGCGCAGTGGTGTCATGGTCAGCCCGGCCTATTCTGGCCCTGATGCTGATCCGCGCGCGAGACGGTCACTCCACATTTGATTCCGAATATCAGAATGACCCTGTGAGCGGAGAGGATGCACCCTTTGCCAACTGCATTACGTTCTGGGTCAATCGTCTTAACGAGTGGATATTCCTGGGCGCATGTGACCCCAGCCTGGGCCGGGCTGGTGGCAAGCGTGACCCGTCTGCACTGCTGGTGGGTGGGTTTAACCGCCATACCGGCATTCTTGATGTTGTTGAGGCGGCGATCCGTAAGCGCGTTCCAGACAAAATTATCTCGGACATCATTGAATTGCAGCGCATCTACCGCTGTTTATGCTGGTCTGTCGAGGCCGTCCAGTTCCAGGAATTCTTACGTACTGAGCTTGTGAAGCGTAGCGCGGCCACCGGTATCCCGGTTCCCGCGCGTGGCGTGACGCCCAGCAGCGACAAAATTCTGCGCATCGAATCGTTGCAACCGCACATGGCTAATGGCCTGATCCGCCTGCACCCCAGCCAGTCAACGTTGATTGACCAGCTCCGGCATTTTCCTATGGCTGATCATGACGACGGCCCTGACGCCCTGCACATGCTGTGGGCACTGGCAGTGTCCGGGTTCGCTGCATTTTCGTTTACTCCCGTCCCTCGCAATAACGCCCCGGATTCTGATGACCGGGACAGTGGTTTTCACCGCGCTGGTGCAGCGGGATATGGCTTTGGTTCAGGAGGTTGGTAGTGGCACAGATAGTTGACCAGTTCGGTCGCCCGTTTAACAAAGAAGTGCTGTCCGGGCCGCAGACCGCACGGACCGCACAGATACAACGGCACTGGCCTGAGCATCCCTCGCGCGGGCTGGATATTCGCCGCCTGCCGCGCATCCTTGAAGCGGCAGAACGCGGCGATATCGCCGCGCAGGCCGACTTGTTTGAAGACATGGTCGAAAAGGATGGGCACATATTTTCAGAGATGGCGAAGCGCAAAAACGCGCTGCTAGGCCTGGCGTGGAGTATTAAGCCGCCCTTAAATGCTACAGCAGCAGAAAAGAACATGGCGGCGATGGTGTCAGAGTGGTTTCAGGGCATCCCGGATATCCATGACCTGATACTGAATGCGGCTGATGCCATCGGTCACGGATTTGCAGCGCAAGAGATAGAGCGGTGGGAGTTAGAGGAAAATATCTGGCTACCCGTTAAAACGGTACTTCGCCCACATCGTTGGTTTTGCACAAACCCGGAAATTGACGACACCGTGCGCCTGGCTGATGGTTCAATGGGTGGCACTGAGTTGTGGCCGTTCGGCTGGATGGTGCACGCGCATAACGCGAAATCCGGCTATATCGCTCAGGCGGGGCTGTATCGCGTGCTTGTGTGGCCGTATTTATTCAAGAATTTCAGTCTGCGCGATTTCGCTGAATTCCTTGAAATCTACGGACTGCCAGCAAGAATCGGCACGTACATGGCGAGCGCAACAGAAGAAGAGAAAAACCGGCTGTTGTATGCGCTGGTTACGCTCGGTCACGATGCTGCTGGTATTGTCCCCGAGGGGACAAACATCAGGTTTGAGTCTGCTGCTAACGGCCAGGCCGAGCCATTCATGTCAATGATTAACTGGTGCGAGCGCACAGCATCGAAAGTCATCCTTGGCGGTACGCTGACAAGCCAGGCCGACGGCAAAACATCGACCAACGCGCTCGGCAACGTTCATAACGAAGTCAGGAACGACATTCGTATTGCTGATGCCAGGCAGTTGGAAGGTTTCTTCGGTAACGTGATATCGATGCTGCTTGCCATCAACGGTCAGACGGTTTCCCGTCGTCGCCAGCCGCGATTTGTGTTCGATACGCAAGACATTGAAGACATCATAAAATTCTCAACCGGCATTAAAACCCTGGTTGATGCCGGGCTGAAAAGCATTCCTGTGTCGTGGGTGCATCAGAAAATGGGCATTCCTGTCCCGAAAGATGATGAGCCGGTACTCACGCCTACCCCAGCAGCGACACCAGCCGCCGCGTTGTCGTCTCGTCCGTCGCCGTACCGGTCGTTTGCGGCGCTCAGTACCACGAGCGCGAATGATATCAGTGACCCGGCACAGATAGCGCTGGATAACGCTCGATCTACGCCGGAAGCGATTAACGACGCGATGCAAGCGCTGATAGCGCCGCTGGTCGCAGCACTGCAAAACGGGCAAACCCCGGATGATGCGCTGGATATCATCGCCGCCAGTTACCCGGCACTGGATGATGCCCAGTTGCAGCAACTGTTAGCTCAGGCACTGTTTGTTGCTGATGTTTGGGGGCGACTGAATGCCGACAGCTAACTCCGGCGACGTTAATCTGGCGTATGCCATTGGCCTGAAACCCGAGGAAGCGATCCGTTATTTTGAGTCGAAAGGGTACGTCATTGGTTTTAACTGGCATGACGTTGAGGCCCGAGCTCATGCCACCTCATTCACCGTCGCGGGAATTCTCAAGCAGGATATCCTGACAGATATCAATTCGGCCTTTAAAAAGCGGTTGGATGACGGTGGCACCCAGCGCCAGTTTGACCAGCAGTTACTCCCCGTTCTGGAGCAAAAGGGCTGGCTCGGGCGTGGACTCAAAGCGGACGAAGATGGCGTGCTGGAAGGCAAGAAGCTGACACCGCGACGCCTCAAAACCATCTTTGAAACCAATATGCAGGCGGCGTATAACGCCGGGCGCTATGAAGAGCAGATGGCGAATGTGGGGTTTCGCCCGTATTTTCAGCGCGTCGCTGTCATGGATGCGCATACGCGCCCAAAACATGCCGCATTGAATGGTTACACTGCGCGGGCAGATGATCCGGTGTGGCGGTTTATGTACCCACCGGACGGCTATCATTGCCGTTGCCGCGTTCGTGCGCTGTCTCAGTCTAATGTTGATACACGCAACATCACTATTCAGCACAGTGAGATTATTGAAGTCGAGCAGGCGTGGGGGCCGAACGACTCAAGAAAAGTCCCGGCAATCCGTTGGAATGGTGAGCTGTACACGCCTGATGCGGGATTTGGTCACAACCCCGGCCAGGGATATCTTGCTGCCCTCGGCCAGCGCTTGCTTGAGCGTTCTGCGACCGCTGATCCCCACCTTGCAGCGCTGGCGGTACAAGAAACACTGGGCAACTCGCCCCTGTTAACGGCGGTTTCAAACGACGTTAGCGAGTTCGTGAGTAACACACTGCTGAACAAGCAAGCGCGCGGCCAATTGCGGCACGTCGGCGCACTGCCGCCTGCTGTGCTTGACAGGCTGGCAGAGAAAGGCGCGGCGGTTGAATCTGCGGTTATCACACTCACCGACGAGAATCTGCTGCACGCCATTCGTGACAGCAAAGATGCACCATTGCCGGAAGAACTCTGGCGGCATTTGCCTGAATTTATCTATAAGCCGAAAGCGATTCTTTATGACAAACAGAAAGCCGACGCTGCGCTGACTTATGTTATCGACCTGCCACAGTCTGCGGGAAAACTGGTGGTATTTATCGACCGGGTGATAAAGGCGCGCCCGGCGGGCGGAGGTAAACCAGAACGGATAACGACGCATCTGATACGCACGGGGAAAGTGTTACCGGCAAAAGCGTTTGATAATCCTGGAGCCTATGAGGTGTTGTGGGGATCGCTGGAGTAACGTGGCTGGCAGCGCCGGATTCGAACCGGATCATGTCGCTATGTCGCTATGTACAGCGACAACCTTTACCGATGTAGGAAACTACTGCCAGCCACATCGTGTAATAAGTATACAACGAGAGCGCGGCTATGAGTAGTTACGAGATCAAATACAACATTACTGATTTTGAAAAAGGCCTCGGCGAGCTGATACAGCGTCTGGAGCACCGTGAACCGCTGATGCGCGAGCTAGCAGCGGCGATGCATGATGCGGTCGAAGAGAATTTCGCATCGCAGGGTCGGCCTGCATGGGCGGGATGGAGTCCGCGTTATGCCCAACAGCGCCAGGGCGGGAAAATTTTGCAGAAATCCGGCCGCCTGGCTACCAGCATCAACGAATATTCAGACAATGACACCGCGACGGTCGGCACAAACGTTGTCTATGCGCGCATCCAACAAGAAGGCGGCACAATCAATATCCCCGCCCGCAGTCAGCGCGCATACTACAGGCAGCACAAAGACGGCAGCGTCGGTAATCGGTTCGTGAAAAAATCCAAATCCAATTTTTCGCAGTGGAACACGATTGGTGAATACAAAATTAAGATAACGGCGCGTCCGTTCCTGCATCTCACAGAGCCGGATGTCGATGGGATGGAAACGACAGCGCAAACCTATCTGCAACGTGTTATTGATGCATAGCGCTGAATGCGCCCGTATGCGGTTATCGCGTTGAATCCACACCATCACAGCATTGCGAGTGCTACAGCGGCGTAAAATCGTTTTTAAACGGGTTTTAAAAACGGTTGCATCCGTTATCATGACCGCATTAACGACCCCGCCCCGCATTATCACCCACTGAACCCCATCACATTATTTGGGAAGTCGTGCTGCCGTAACGTTGCAGCATGAAAAAGAAACCGCTTATTGCTGCCTTGTCAGCAGAAATCAATAAAGCCTCGCTCGGCGTCATCCAGTTGTTTCCGGCTGGCGAGTTTCGGGCACGCGATGGCCGCCCGACAGAGTGCGCAGCATGGATTATGACGGCTGAGGTGGCACAGGCATTGATCGCCGCCGCTGACGCCCAGCAAACCCCTTACGTTATCGACTACGAACATCAGACCCTGCGAGCTGCAAAGAACGGTCAGCCCGCCCCTGCTAGTGGCTGGTTTAAAAAGCTGGAGTGGCGTGAGGGGACTGGTCTGTTTGCTGTTGATGTCGTGTGGACGGACAGCGCGGCGCAGATGATTGCGGACGGCTCGTACCGTTTTATCTCCCCAGTTTTTTCATACGACAAATCAGGTCGCGTCTTGCAACTCCTGCACGCCGCGCTCACGAACACCCCCGCCGTGGATGGCATGGACGAGGTCATGCTGGCCGCAGCCTCACTCCTCGCCGCCACATCATCAACCCAAGAGGACTCTATGGACGAACTATTGGAGCGTCTGCGCTGGATGCTGAATTTGCCAATCACAGCAACGGCAGAAGACATTACCGCCGAGTTAAACAAACTCATTGATCAACTGGCCTCGGCGCCCGCCGGAACGGCAGCGGCATCGTTTCAGACGCTGTCTGCCACACCGTTCAACCTGATTGAAAGACTCACGGCTGACGCAGCATCTGTCGCAGCGCTGACCGCGCAGGTCGCCAACCCTGACCCGGCCAAATGGGTGTCGGTTGAGGTGATGCAGCAGTCCGTTGCAGAAGCGCTTGCAACAGCAAACAACAACGTCGCTGCACTGGCGCAACGGCAATGCGCGGAGCTGATCACCGCCGCGCTGTCTGATGGCCGTTTGCTGCCTGCGCAAAAGCCTTGGGCGGAATCCCTGGCAGCGTCGTCCCCGGACAGTTTGAAAGCGTTCCTGGAAAAAGCGCCCAAAATCGCCGCGCTGACCACTACCCAAACCGGCGGCCAGCCACCAGCAGGCGCGCCGAAGAAAGAAGCGCAGGACGAGGTTATCGACCCTGCTATCTGTTCGTTAATGGGCGTTGATCCCGCAGATGTTGCCCAGTTCATCAAGGAGAACAACCGATGAGTGATCGCAATACACCGCACCGCGACGGCGAGCTGTTCGCTGTTCCCGTGGCGGCAACCACTGAGATTTTTGGCGGCCATATCATCGCCGCGAATGCTGCCGGTTATGCCGTTCCGGCCACAGCTAACGCAGCACAGGTCACGCTGGGCGTGAGTGACGGTTGGGTTGATAACAGTACAGGCGCGAATGGGGATGCTGACGCTATCGTGCGCCGTGGCCGCGCCTGGCTGTTTGCCAATTCAACAGCCGATGCGGTGACGCAGGCGCAGGTCGGGCACGACTGCTACGTGGTTGACAGTCAGACTGTCGCCAAGACCAGTAACAGCAACGCCCGTCCGCTTGCTGGGCGGGTGCAGGCCATCGCTGATGATGGTGTGTGGGTTCTGATTTAAAAGGAGAAAACCGTGTTAGTGAATGCAGGCAATGTTCGTCAGATTTTTATCAATCTGAAAACGACGTTCCAGAAGGCGTTTAAGCAGTCGTCTACTGACTGGCAAAAGGTCGCGATGCTTGTGCCGTCAACGGGGAAAGAGAACGATTATTCCTGGCTGGCTCGCTTCCCAAAAATGCGCGAATGGATCGGCGATAAGGCGATCAAGTCGCTGGAAGCCTTTAACTACACCATCCGTAACAAGGACTGGGAAGCCACTGTCGAAATTGACCGCAACGACATCGAAGACGATCAACTGCTGGGCTACGGTATGCAGGCGCAGGCTGCGGGTCAATCCGCTGCTGAACTGCCTGCAGATATCGTCTTTGCGTTGTTGAGTGATGGATTTACGAATCTGTGCTACGACGGCCAGCCGTTCTTTGATGTTGACCACCCGGTTGCAGGTCGTTCGGTATCCAATAAGGGCACCAAAGCGTTGTCGGCTGCCTCGCTGGCGGCTGCACGGGCCAGTTATGGTGCAGCACGCACTGCATTGCGTGCAATGAAAGACGATCAGGGGGCATCCCTGCGCATTACCCCCGGCCTGC